ACCACCTAAAAACCGTCAATTCGGGCAGCCTGAAGGCAACCCGCAAGGCGCTACGTCTGCGCAACGCAAGATGGAGATAGAGAACGCCGAACGCGCCACTCGTATCCGCAAGCGTTTGTTAGAGGCGCTTGAAGGCGTGATGCTGGAACACCCTGAAAAAGAAAAGATCGTAGGCGATCAGTTGCGGGCGGATGTCTTGCGATTGCTTAAGGAAGCCGAAGATCGTGGATTAGGTACACCGAAGAACACAATCGATCTATCATCCGAGGACGGCACCATGACGCCGCCAACAGTGATCCGCCTAGTGGGCAAGGATGACTGAAGTCAAGCTGCGAATACCGCCAAAGCTACACGATGTCTTTGACGGCGAGGCACGCTATCGCGGCGCATACGGCGGGCGCGGATCAGGCAAATCGTATTCCTTCGCCAAGATGCTCGCAGTGCGCGGCTACATGGACAGCATGCGCATCTTGTGCGCACGCGAACTTCAGAACAGCTTGAAAGATAGTTCGATGTCCGAGGTGATTGAGGCCATTGAGAGCGAGCCGTGGCTTGCTGCTCACTACACCTATGGCGAAAGCTACATACGCGGGAAGAATGGAACCGAGTTCATCTTTCGCGGCCTGCGGCACAATAGCCGCGAGATCAAGTCAATGGCGAAAATCCAAATCTGCTGGGTTGAAGAAGCCGAGGCCGTGTCGGAGCAATCGTGGCAGGTTCTTATACCGACGATCCGCGAACCCAACTCAGAGATATGGCTAACGTGGAACCCTGAGTCACAAGACAGCGCCACCTACAAACGGTTCATCGCTGACCCGCCGCCTAATTCGAAAATCATCAAACTCAACTGGGAAGACAACCCGTGGTTTCCTGATGTGCTGGAACAAGAACGGCAGGCCGATTTGCGCCGCGATCCTGCCTACTATGCGCATGTCTGGGAAGGCGAAACCATAACCCGCACCGATGCGCAAATCTTCGCAGGCAAGTGGCGCGTGGATGACTTTGAGCCAGATCAAAACTACGCAGGCCCATATTGCGGGCTGGACTTTGGCTTTGCGCAAGATCCGACTGCCGCCGTCAAATGCTGGATGTACAATGACTGTCTCTACATCGAACACGAAGCAGGGAGGGCCAAGCTGGAACTTGATGAAACAGCCCCAACGATTACCGCCGCCATTCCAGACTTTGCAGCGCACACGATCCGCGCCGATAGCGCCAGACCAGAAAGTATCAGCTACCTCAAACGCCACGGACTGCCCAAAATCACCGCCGTCAAAAAGTGGCAAGGCAGCGTCGAGGATGGTGTGCAGTACATCAAGTCATTCCGCGAAATCATCATCCATCCACGCTGCACTAGCACCGCGCAGGAGTTTAGGCTATATTCCTACAAAGTCGACAAGAACAGTGGTGATATTCTTCCGCAGATTGTGGACGCATATAATCACTACGTCGACGCTATTCGCTATGCACTGGCCCCGATGATCCAGAACAAGGGCCAGCCATCTATCAGGACGCTCTAAATGGCCATATTCGATTTTCTCAAGCGCAAGGAAAGCCAAGCCGCCGCGCTGATGGTAATGAACCCGGGGCAAGCCGCATGGCGTCCGCGCAACTACGAGAACTTCGCCAAAGAGGCATATGAGAAGAACGTCATTGCCTATCAAGCGATCAACCGGATTGCAGAGGCCATTGCATCCGTCCGGTTTCTTGTCTTTCGTGGCGAGCAGGAACTTGCACAGCATCCGCTGATTGATTTGATAGCGCGGCCCAACCCGCTGCAATCTGGCCCAGACTATATGCGATCCAAAGTCGGCTATCTTATGATCTCCGGCAACGGATACGAAGAACGCTTCATGGTGGGGAGCGAGGTGCGCGAACTGTACCAGCTTCGACCGGATCGCATGAAGGTGATCCCGTCGCAGGCAGGTACGCCAGCAGCGTATCAGTATTCGGTCGGCCAGAACAAGACGCGCTGGGAAGTCGATCCGAACACGCTCGACTGTGATGTGCGGCACCTGAAACTGTTCCATCCGACGAATGACTGGTATGGCCTGTCGCCCATTGAGGCAGGTGCTTATTCAATTGACCAGCACAATGAAGCGATGAACTGGATGCAGGCGTTGCTTCAGAACAGCGCAAGGCCATCTGGCGCACTTACCGTCAAGGATGGCAGCACGTTGTCCGATGACAACTTCAACCGGCTCAAGGCGCAGATCGAAGAACAATATTCCGGTTCATCGAATGCTGGTCGCCCGATGCTGCTGGAAGGCGGGCTTGACTGGACGGCGATGGGCCTGTCGCCATCCGACATGGGTATCATTGACGCCAAGTCATCCAGCGCACGTGATGTTGCTTTGGCGCTTGGCGTCCCGCCGCAGTTGCTCGGCATTCCCGGCGATAACACCTACTCCAACTATGCCGAAGCACGGCTTGCCTTCTGGGAAGATACCGTCCTGCCGTTGATGAACCTCATCATCGAGGATTGGAACGCATGGTTGGCCGAGCCTTATGGCGTCGAGATACGGGCCGATCTGGATGAAATCCCGGCTATCGCTGAAAAGCGAAATTCAATGTGGGAGATGGCAGATCGTTCGACTGATCTCACCATCAACGAGCGCCGCGCATTGAAAGGCTATGAGCCAATCGAAGGCGGTGATGTGGTTCTAGTCAATGCCACGCAAGTGCCGATCAATATGCCTGCCACCGATCTGACACCACAAGACATAAAGGCTTTCGTCTATGGCACGAAGGCTGATTGACCAGAACAGGCAGCGAGAACAGCGCCGCCAATCACGATTGCTCGATGCACTTTCGGCACGCTTTGAAGGGCGCTTGCAGAATGTGATTGCACGCGCGATGAACGACATGATCGACAAGTGGCGTTTGACGGGCGAAGTCGTATTGCCGCCAAGCCACGTCGATCAAGTTGAAGAAGCCTTTCGGCAGATGGTGACTGCATCTGCTATCACGTTTGGCGAGCGCATCCGCGATCAAGGCAAGGCGTTAGGACATACGTTAGAACGCAAAGAGGACTTTGCGGCTATCATGGGCCGCATGGCTTTGCAGTACATCGCAGGCGAAATGGTCCGCCGTCGCATCACCAACATCGCTGAAACCACGCGCTCGCAAACCGTGGCCGCTATCGCGCAAGGCTTTGCAGAGGGGCTAGGCCAAGACGGCGTGGCTGATTATGTGCGAGCCAAAGTCCCGCAGTACTCGCTTTACCGCAGCCGCATGATTGCCAGAACTGAAACGCATGGCGCAGCCAACTTCGGCGCGATGCAAGCAGCGAATGAAACCGGCCTGCCATTGCAGAAGGAATGGATCGCGGCACAGGACGAGCGCACGCGGCTCACGCATTCCGAAGCTGATGGACAAATAGTCGATAACAATTCTGCTTTTGATGTCGGCGGATCAAGCCTTATGTATCCCGGCGATCCGTCCGGGCCAGCCGAAGAAGTCATCAATTGCAGGTGCGCTTTGGGCTATATTGTGCAAGACTGATTTTCGTGTTAAATATTCTCACAAATGCCAGAACCGCGTGCAGACGAAAGCAGAGATGAGTTTATTGATCGTTGCATGGGCGACGATGAAGCCGTGTCTGATTTTCCTGAGAATGACCAGCGGTTCGCGTTTTGTAATTCCGTTTGGGAACAGCAAGACGAAAAGGCAGACGGATATACGCCGACAAGCGGCATGGTGACTGAAGCCAAACGCGGGCTTGAATGGCGGGCAGAATATAATCGCGGCGGAACCGAAGTCGGTGTAGCGCGGGCAAGAGACATCAGCAACAGGCGCAGCTTGTCGCTGGATACGGTCAAGCGGATGAAGTCTTACTTCGCCCGTCATGAAGTGGACAAACAAGGCGAAGGCTGGTCGCCGGGTGAAAAGGGATACCCATCGGCAGGCCGCATCGCTTGGGCATTATGGGGCGGCGATCCCGGCAAGTCATGGGCCAATAAGATCGCCTCCCAGAACGAGGGTGATAAATTCATGAGCGACGAAATCCAGATCAAGGCAGTCGATCTCGAACTTAAGCGTGAACCGGATCAGGACGGCGTGTTCGAAGGCTACGCTTCTGTCTTTGGGATTGTCGATCAGGGAATGGACGTTGTAGAGCGCGGCGCGTTCCATAAGTCGCTTGGCCGCCGCAACGTCAAGATGCTTTGGCAGCACAACATGGCCGAGCCGATTGGCGTCTGGGAAGAAATCCGCGAAGATGATCGCGGTTTGTTTGTTCGTGGCCGTCTGCTCAAGGAAGTCAACAAGGGCCGTGAAGCAATGGCCTTGATGCGTGCAGGTGCTATCGACAGCATGTCCATCGGCTATCGCACGATGGAAGCTGTCGAAGAAGGCAACGGGCGCGTGCGCAAACTCACCGAGGTTGATCTGTTCGAGATTAGCCTTGTCACGTTCCCCATGCTGCCGGATGCAAAAATCACGGCAGTCAAGTCTATCGAGACTGAAAGAGATTTCGAGAAGTTCCTGCGAGATGCAGGCTACTCCCGAAAGCAAGCCGCTGCAATTACCTTGCACGGCTTCAAGGCCCTTACCGGACAGCGGGATGCTGTGGTGGATGAAGAGGCTTCAGCAGAGCTTAAAGCTCTATTGGACCAACTCGGAAAGCTACAGGAGAAATTTACCCATGTCCGAGGAAATCAAGCAGGCCGTTAGCGCGGTCGAAAGCCTGAACAAGGCATTCGAAGAATTCAAGTCGGTCAACGATCAGCGCCTCGCTGAAATCGAAGCCAAGGGCAGCGCCGACGCACTGCTCGAAGAAAAGCTGGCCCGCATCGAAGCCGATCTGTCGAAGGCACAGGAAGTGGCCGACGCCGCTGTCCTTGCGGCCAAGCGTCAGTCGCGCGTTGTCACCAACAAGGACGGCGAAGAAGTCGATCTCGACGCCAAGGCTCTGTCGTGGGCGCGTGGCATTGCACGCTCGCGCGGCACCGATGTGTCTGAGTTCGATGCCAAGTCGCTCGAAAGCTACAAGTCGGCTCTGAACACCTACATCCGCAAGGACGACCGTGGCCTTTCTGCCGATGAAATGAAGGCTCTGTCGGTCGGCACCGATCCTGATGGCGGCTATGTCGTTCACCCGGATATGTCTGGCCGTATCGTCCAGAAGGTGTTCGAAACATCTCCGATGCGTGCATACGCTTCCATTCAGGTCATCAGCACCGACGCTCTTGAAGGGCTGTTTGATCTGAACGAAGCATCTTCTGGCTGGGTTGGCGAAACCGACGCACGTTCGGAAACCAACACGCCGGAACTGGGCAAGTGGCGCATTCCCGTCCACGAACTGTATGCAAAGCCGAAGGCCACCCAGAAGCTGCTCGACGATGCTTCCATCAACATGGAGCAGTGGCTGGCCAACAAGGTGTCCGAGAAGTTCGCTCGTGACGAAGCCAACGCATTCTGCGTCGGTAACGGCGTGAACAAGCCGCGTGGCTTCCTGACCTATGCGTCTGGCTCCACGCTGCCGGGTACGATCCAGCGCTTCGACACTGGTGCAGACGGTGCTTTCGCCGCTGCTCCGAATGGCGCCGACGTTCTGCTCAATGCCCTGTATGGCCTGAAGCAGCAGTACCGTGCCAATGCAACGTGGTTTATGAACCGCGCCACCACCGGCCTTGTGCGTAAGCTCAAGGATCAGGACGGCGCTTATGTATGGTCGCCCGGTATCGCTGCTGGTCAGCCTGCATCGCTGCTTGGCTACCCGGTTGCCTCTTTCGAGGACATGCCGGACCCGGCAACCGACAGCCTGTCGATTGCAGTGGGCGATATGCGCGAGGCCTATCAGATCGTGGACCGTGTGGGCATCCGCACGCTGCGCGATCCGTACAGCGCCAAGCCGTATATCGAGTTCTACACCACCAAGCGTGTCGGGGGCGACATTGTAAACTTTGAGGCAATCAACCTGATTGAGTTCACTGCCTAACAATAGTCGGGGCGGGGAATAGTCCCCGCCTCTTTTTACCACGCCGATAGAGGAGATTCTGAGATGCGTGATATGCTTTCCAACAAACAGGTAGTCCACCTTGGCAACCTGACGCTTTCCGGTGTAACGCCTGCTGCATCTGCTTGGGTCGATACCCGTGGCTTTGATGCCTGCACGATTGTGCTGGTCAACAACACCATCACCGACGCTGGCACGGCTGACGGCTTTACCGTCACCATGCAGCACAGCGACACCACTGCTGCCGCCGATGCTGCTGCTGTTGTGGCTGCTGATAGTGTCGATGGCAACATCAGCGTGCAGGTGACTGCCGATGCTTCTGACGATGCACTCGGCGGCGGTCTGGGCTACAAGGGCTCCAAGCGTTACGTCCGCTTCAATGCTGTCGGCACCACCGGCACCGATGCAGACGTTTCTGTTGTGGCGATCCTGAACAAGCCGCACCGTGCCGAAACCACCTTCACCGGCACGAAGGTTGCTGCCACCTAATGACTATGGGCGGGGAGAAATCCCCGCTCATTCATCCATCCGAAATGACCGGAGAATAAAATGGCACAGAATACCACAGTCTCGGTTCCTGCTAATACATGGACGCAGCTTACCGATGCAGACGTTATCAACATCACGTTCCAGAATATTTCTTCCAACTTCGTGCTGATCAAGGCCACGGCTGATACGAGCGCACCGACTGACAAGAGCGGCGCTGTTCGGTATAATCCCGGCCAAGGCGAGCGCTTTGTTGCCGTCTCCGATTTGTTTCCGGGCGTTGCCGGTGCGGATCGCGTATGGGCATGGGCTGAAGAAAATTCTATCGTGATGGTTTCACATGCGTAAGATTATCTCTCCGCTGCGTGGTTTTGAAAGCCCGCTAAGCGCGGCTGCATTGTCGATCTATGCGGTAAATAATTTCGACCCCGCCCTCGTCTTTGACTTCGACGATGAGTACTACCGCACCTCTAGAGCCAAGACTACTTTCGAGAGCGCCATAAGCCACAATAGCACCACTGCTCAGAATGGCACGATGGTGGACTCTGATGGTCTGCTCAAGTGGAGGCCGCATAACCTGCTGACGTATTCGGAGGATTTGACTGGGGCTCATTGGACAGACGGCCC